GGATCAACTGGTACTGCTGCTCAACAAGCAGCTGCAAGTGGACAAGTTTTAACAGTTGGTGGTTCTCCTTTACTTCCAAGATGGGAAAGTAATAATACAACACCTAGTGTTTACTATGTTGCTGAAACTGGAGACGACACTAATAATGGTCTTCAAATTTCTAGAGCATTCAGAACTGTTCGTTATGCAATGGACTATATCACTGGATTAACTGGAAATTTAAAACCAACTGCTACAAATCCAATTAGTGTATATGTTAAAGCTGGTGTTTACGAAGAAAGTCTTCCAATTCATATTCCTGCATTCGTTTCTCTTATTGGAGATAATATTAGAAACACAATTATCAAACCAATTGCAGGTAATTCAGATCAGATAACAATAACTGTTGCTCCATTAACTTCATTTAGAAGAGGTGATATTGTAGAGAATGATACTGGAACCAAAACACTTAAAGTTTTAGATGTTAATGCTGCTAAAACTGAAGTAGTTGGTTTGATGGTATCGGGTGGACTATGGACAACTAGCGACAAGTATGTTGATGTTTTATCTAATAAACATGGAGATGCTTCAGATTTACTTACAAGCAACGCAGAATTCCTTGCTCATGAAGCATATCATCGTCATGTAGCAAACAACGGTGCTGTTAGTGGTACAGAAGCAAATGTCAAGTCACGTCTACAAGCACTTGTTGCTGACTTTGCTTACAACATGAAGTCAGGTGGTAACAATAAAGTATTTGATTATGGTACTGCATATGTTGGTGGTTCTGCTATCACAGGAAATGCTGGACAAGATGGTGTTCTTGTTGGATACCTTGATACAGTTGGTGCAGAGGTAATTCAAAATATAACTGTAACTAAATCTGCTGGTAACACAAAAACTCAAACAGCATTTGGAGGAACAAATGATCCTAGCAGTCCTAAGTGTGCTACACAGACAGCTGCTCTTAACACATTTGCTACAATCATCACTACTGCCATTACCAATGGCAATATGAGTCATGTAACTTCTACAAATGGTTACAAAGCAATCTCAGCTGTTACTAATCAGATAAACAGTGAATCAACAATGATCTATGTTGCAACACATAACATTGTTAAAGACTTGGTTATGGAAGGAATGACAGGATTTGTTCCTAGTGGTTCTAATGATAAAGACATTGAAGGTTCTACTACAAAGGGTGTTTACATAAGACTTGACCCTGCTTCAGCAATTACTAGATCACCTTATATTCAGAACTGTTCTGCAATTGGTGGTGCTGCTATTGGTGCATTAATTGATGGATCTGCTCATGAGCACTTTGACGGGTCTCCAACCCCTTCGTTTAAGTCAATGTGCTTTGATGCCTATACACAGGTGTTAGAAGGCGGTGTAGGGTTCTGGTGTAGGGGTACAGCAGCTGCTGAGGTTGTGTCCTCCTTCACATATTATGCACACATCTCTTACATCTCTACTGGAGGTGCTAGAATACGTGCTGTATCTGGTAACTCTTCTTATGGTAAGTATGGTTGCTTATCAAGAGGATTTGATGCTGGTGAGACAACAGTTGACGGTACAGTCGCTGGTAAGATGCTTACTACTGATACACAAGGTGCTGCCAGTGGAACATTTACACTTAATGAGAGAATCAGTGGTGGAACATCAGGTGCTATTGGTGAATTGAGAAGTGATCAAAATGCTACTGCTCAAAAACTTTACTATATTCCAATCAAAGGAACATTCCAACAGGGTGAACTAGTTACTGGTGCTACATCAGGTGCTACAGCAACTCTTGTTAATAACACAGATGCTGTTAGAGGTCAATTAGGATTCCTCGTTGTTACTGAAGGTTTATCATCTGCTCCAGATCAAGGTGGTTCTGTTGAGTATGTTGATAATGGATCTAACAATGATGCAGGATCATATGTTATCTCTAGTTCTAGTTACTCTGCTCCAGACGGACGTGGTAATTTAGTGGTAACTAGAGCACAATTAGGTAGTAGTGCTGCTGCACATGATGGTACTTCAACAATTGCTTGGTGGGACAATGTAGGAACAACTGCAACAATTCAAGCAAACATTACACAAGGTGCTTCGTCTCCACATGATGTCACAGTTGATACTGTGTCAGGAATGGTTATCGGTGCTAATGTTATCATTGGTAATGAGATGTTTGAGGTTGTATCATTCCCAACAGCGTCATCTGTTAGATTGAATCGTGCTCAGGAAGGTACAAGTGCTGCTGCACATAACTCTGGTGCTACAATTACAATTCTACAGCAGAAGGTTGCTTCTCAGGATGAGGTTATCGCAGACTTTGATAACTCTGTAACAACTATTCGTGTTAAGGCAGCAGGTATTGGTTTTGCTGCTACTGACTACATTAAAATTGATAATGAGTTTATGAAAGTTACATCTGCTGCTGCGGATGCAACAGGTATTACAATCCTTCAATTTGCTGATGAGAAAACAATTGGTGCTGGTGATGGTCAATCATTCAAGACTCGTTACAAGTATTCACAGGTACGTCTAACTGCACATGACTTCCTAGACGTTGGTACAGGAAATAGAGCACAAACAAACTGGCCATTCTTACCTCTTCAGGTAAATGTTCCTTCACAGGAGATTGATGAGGCTCGTCCAGGTCGTGTTTACTACGTTTCTACTGACCAAGATGGTAACTTTGCGGTTGGTAAGTTCTTCAAGGTTGAACAGGCAACTGGTAAGGCAACTCTAGACGCTTCTGCGTTTGACTTGACTGGTCTATCATCCTTGAGATTGGGTTCTATCGGTGCTCAATTAGGTGCTTCTATTAATGAATTCTCAACAGACGGAACTCTTTCACAAAATAGTGATGTTAAATGTCCTACACAGAAAGCAGTTAAGACATATGTTGATAACCTAGGTTCTGTTACTGGTAACTTCGTTGTTGGTGGTAACTTGACAGTTCAAGGATCTACAACAACAGTGGATTCAGTTGCTGTTATAGCAAAGGACAAGAACATTGAACTTGGTTCAGTTGATGCTGGATCTTTCACTGGTAATATTACACAGGGTTCTAATCAGATCACTAACATAAGTGATACAAGTAATATTGCACCTGGCGTTGTTGTTGCATTAACAAGTGGTGGTGCTAACGTAACACTTACTGGTACTGTTAAGGTTACTGCTCTAAGTGGAACCACTGCAACACTTGATTCATCATTCGGTGGATCTGGATCTGCTACTGGTGCTACATTCAGTGCAGGTGGTCCTACAGATGATACTGCTGATGGTGGTGGTATTACATTGAAGGCAAGTTCAGATCAGTTTATTACATGGAGTAATTCTGCTGATAGATGGAATATTAGTGATAACCTTAATCTTCCATCTGGTAAAGTACTTTACATTAACGGTAGTACTGTTTTAAGTGGTAGTCAAGTACTTGGTAAGACAATTGGTGGAACATCATCTGGTGATATCGTTAACCTTGAGACTGCACAGACTTTAACTAATAAAACTCTTGCTGGTCCAGTTATAACTGGATCTCTAACTGCTGGTGGTGGTACTGGTACTAGTGGTCAGTACTTACAAAGCACTGCTACTGGAGTTCAGTGGGCAACACTTTCTGTATCACCTGATTCTATTAGTGCTGGTAACTCAAATGTTACAGTTGCAAACAACTCTAACATCACATTACAAACAGCAGGTGGTAATACAGCAACGTATGACACATCTGGAAATCTTACAATTCCAGGAACACTTACTTCTGGTGGATTAACAGTTTCATCAGGATTTATTAAGGCACAACTAAAAGAATCTGTGGAAGATTCTTCTAGTGGTATAAGTGGTAACTTTAACTTTGATCTTGGTAATTATCAAGTATATCATTTCCGTGGAGATGCTTCTTCTGACTTTGTTGTTAACTTCAGATTTGATGGTAGTAATGCATTAACATCAAATGTTGTTTCTGGTGAGTCTGTAACTGCTACTCTAATTACAAGAAATGGTGGTACTGCTAGGAAGTTAACTGATGTTACCATTGATGGTAGCAACGTAAGTGAAAGATACTTAGGTGGTTTTGGTGCTCCTACTGGAACTACAAACGCATGGGATGTATATACATTTACATTAATTAAAGATGATGCAGGTAACTGGAATGTTTATGTCTCTTACAACTACTACACATAATTAAAAAATATGGCACAACATAGAGCTGGTCAAGCAATCATGGGTCACGCCATGCCTAACTCCAGAGGTACAAATGCTTCTGGAAAAAATAGATGTGGTATGTGGGAAAGATCAAGAATCATTACTCACGGATATGTGGGTGGTGGTTATAAAGATTCTAGTCCTTGGAGAAATGTAAACAGAACACAACATAGTAATGATACATCAACTGACTTAGGTGATATCATGAGTAAAAATATGGCATACGGTGATGGTGGTTCTAGTGATACTCATTTCTATGTGTTTGGTATGGATAATAGTTTCTCTGGAACTAACAATGATGTCTGGAGAATGCAGATGAGTACTGAGTCAGGTACTAGCATGGATAATACTATGGGATCTGATAAAGAAGACTTAGGAGTATTCATAGATTATCATCATGGAGGAGGAAACCTTTACACTAACGGTGGTAATAATAATACTGTTGATAGGTTTGCCATGAACAATCATGCTCGTACTGCTGCTTCTTCTTCTGCTAATGGTGGGCATTATACCGCTTCTTGCCAAGGTCAATATAGAGGATGGACAAGTATTGATAGTAATAAAGAGTATTATGTTTTTGCTACTAATACTTGGAATTCTTGGACTGGTACAGTACCAGGAACTGATGGATGGGGTAAAGCAAACTCAGGTTATTTGGGTAATTTTTACATGAAGAACCAAGGAAACTGCGGAACAACCATTTGTAAACATAATGATACTACAGGTGCTCAGATTACTACTTATGGTGTAGATAACTCTGGTGAAGAAAATTATCAACAAGGATCATATAAAGGTTATTGTTTAGGACATTATGATGGTGCTCAGAATAATCAATCATATAAAATGAGTTACACCTCTGATGTATATCAGATGGTTAGTTCTGCGGAACCTGGTGGACATGCTGGAATGTCTTCTGCTGGTATGGGACATGCATGTAATTTCGTAAATACAACCTATGGTGTTACTCCACCTTCTTACTAAAGATACAAAAGATTTTAAAGATGGCTATAAAATATTTTAATGTACACTTAGATGACTTACCAGAATCATGGCGTGATGGTGGTAGTACACCATTGACCATGCATAATTCTAAAGTATGGTTTGCTATATGTGGTTGTGAAGAATCAGATTATGATGCTGTTATTGAACCACTTAAAGCGTCTAAACCAATTACAGATATAGTAGATGAGGATACTGCTCTTACAGCAAGTCGTTGTTGGGGTGATGTTAGAGAAAAAAGAAGTGTATATCAAGGAGATAGTGATGTTGATAGATATTCAGATGGAACTTCTGGAAAAATTAAAATAGAAATTACTGATGATATGAGAGCAAAGACTCTCACAGTAATGAAACAACATGCTAAAATGCTAGTTCAACTGGCAATTGATAGTGGTGATACTGATCCATATAACTCAGCATTATTGACAGACATTGAAAATAGTGCTACTATAACACAAATAAATATAATATATGAAAACTTTCTTGGAGCACAACTTCCAAGAAAAGATGCTACTGATTTGAATTTGTATGAAAGCGATGGATACACCAGAAAATATACTACGACAAGAAACAAGCCGTCTTTCCTCTAGTAGATCTGCACTTGATGAATGGATAATTGATCACTCTTCCAATGCTCCTTTTGGACAATCAGAATATCAATGTCGTAATTTTGTTGTAGAATCACATCCAACAAAATATTCTGCAATCAGACAAGCTTGTTTGGAAATAAGTACTAGAGAACAAGGAATAAACAAAATAAGAATTCAAAAAAGAAAGAGCGATGTTAGGATCAAGCTTCTAGAAAAAGATAAAGAAGCAGAACCTGATGAGTTAAAGAAAGAATTAATACAATGTGAAATTGATTTAGAATGGATTGATAATAAAGTATGGGAGAAAAAACTTCTTCAAGGTTATCAAGAGCAAGGTTATTTCTTGAGTTATATCAAAGAAGAATGTGGTGATAATCAGGAAGAGATTTTAAAATCATTAAGTGGCAATAAACAAGAAGAAGATAAGTATTGGATTGCTAGAATGGCAAAACAATCTGCTGTTGATATGATTTCAACTGGAACAATTAATGCAGGAAATGTAGAGTCTATTCTTCAAATGCCAGAAAGACATCAACATGGAGTACTCAATGCTGCAATGAGATATAGTGGTGTTGTTGCATCTGGAATTGATCATATAAGAGAACAATCACAATCAGAAATTAAATATCTTGACAAAGATACTAGCACTAGAAGTAAACTATTGACAGATCAATCTGATTTAAATGATGAATAAGGTTTTTAGCCTGCCGATAAATCCAAAATTTAATCCACAATTTATTGAAACAAAATTTTTAGATTTTCTAAAAAGAAATAAAGATTATATATTTGATTTATATTTTACTTGTAGAATCCCACCTTTTACTCAGGATGCTATGGGTGAAATTTTCATTTCTGAAAATGTAGAAATGGATATGATTGGGATGGCAAAATGGTTGAGTGATGAGAGTGGTATTCCTATATCAGCAACCTTTAATAACATATATGTTCGTCCAGATCAAAGAAATTTAGAAATATGGATTGGTTACTTTAAACAATTATATGATTTAGGTATTAGAATAGTTACTTTACCTCACACATCATGGGTAATGACTGGTGAAATACAGAAAGAATTTCCAGAACTTTATATTAAAAATACTATACTTAGAGAAGTAACAAGACCTAATGAGGTAGTTGAACTTGCAAAAGCAGGTTTTCATTACATCAATCTTGATAGGGATTTGATGCGTGATAGAAATAGATTATTAGAAATTAAAGAAGCAAAAGAATATTGTGCGGAACAAGGATATCCTGTTAAATTATCTTTACTGACTAATGAGGGGTGTTGGGGTAACTGCCCTATCATGCCAGAACACTACCATTATAATAATACTAGGAGTGGTGATAACCCTCAGTATTTTAACAGTAGAATTAGTAGAGTTAGTTGTAGTAAATGGGATGCACTTGATGGTGCAGCTGCACTTAAAGCAGCAAATCTACCTCCTTGGAAAAGTGATTGGGAAGAGTTTCTTGATCTTGGTATAGATGTGTTTAAGATGCATGGTAGAGAGTCTATGACTAGACTTTCAGAAACTATGGATATTGTTAATAGGTGGAGATTAGATAAAGAAACATTATTTCCTCAGTATAGAGAATACATTGAAGACGTAGATCTTAAGGAAAGACCTATTGATGTATGGAGAGAAAAAATTAAAACATGTCAATTTAATTGTTGGAAATGTAATTACTGCGATCTAGTATACAAATCTGGTAAAGGTAATAATAAAGTAAATCCTAGAGTACAATTTATTATAGATTCTATTGACAAGGCAGAAAGATCTGAGAGTAATTACACTGGAGTTCACATAGAATCTCTAACTTCAAATATTACTAGAAATTTTTTAAATAATATATGTTCGTATCCAGACACAAAATACCTAGAGGTAGGAGTTTATGGAGGAGGAACTTTTTATTCTGCACTACAAAATAATAATGTTAAGGGGTATGCTATTGATGATTTTGCAAAAGCATATGCTCCTTGGAGA